GGCTTCTGCCTGATTTGCACCGACTTACGCAAAATTCGCTGACCGCCGGTTCGAGAGAATCATCGCTGACTCACCGCCTTGCTGCCCTGCGGCAGATTCGTCGCCATAGCGCCGAATCCGTTGCACTTGCCTGGCTTCGCGGCTCACAAGACTGCGTGAACTGCGAAGGAGCGAGACTATAGCACAGAATTTTGGGCTGTCACACGCCGGACGCAAAAAGCCTGATGAATTTGCAGCCCGCCCGATACGAGAGAGCCCCCTGCCTGCCCTCTGCCTGCTCTCCGCCCGCCCCTCCCCCACCCACGCACTTGCCCAATGCCGCGTCTCTCTATATAGATAGCGTTGTGCTCACCTGTCCCACGGCGCGATCGCCAATATCCACGCGGCGGCGCATGTCTATATATATAGATAGGTCGTCTTGCCTGTAGGCTATTGCGTTGCTTGCCAGGCGCACCCGTACGTTTACTATTCGCCTTGCGCCGCACAGTCCTTACCTGGAGAAGATGCCCCCATGCCCCCAACCATCGCGTTGAGCGAAGATATCCTGATCAACGTCACGCCCTTCGAGACCCGCGTTGCGCTGGTCGAGCAGGGATCGGTGCAGGAGCTGCACGTGGAACGCAGCATCCAGCGCGGCCACGTCGGCAATATCTATCTGGGACGGGTGGTCCGGGTGCTGCCGGGCATGCAGAGCGCCTTTATCGACATCGGCCTGGAGCGCGCCGCCTTCATCCATATCGCCGATCTGCGCGAAAACCGGGGCGAACGCAGCCAGGGCCTGACGCCCACGCCGATCGAAAAACTGCTGTTCGAGGGGCAGACCATCATGGTCCAGGTGGTCAAGGACCCCCTGGGCACCAAGGGCGCGCGGCTATCGACCCAGATCAGCATGGCGGGCCGCATGCTGGTCTACCTGCCGCATGATCCGCATATCGGAATTTCGCAGAAGATCGACTCGGAGTCCGAGCGCACGCAGTTGCGCGAACGGCTGCAGGCGCTGATGCCCAGCGAGGAGAAAGGCGGCTTCATCGTGCGCACCCAGGCCGAGGGCGCCAATGACGAGGAACTGGCCGCCGACCTGGAATACCTGCGCAAGCTGTGGACCAGCGTGCAGGCCGCTGCCCGCACCCAGCCGGCGCCGGCGCTGCTGCACCAGGACCTGACGCTGGCGCAGCGGGTGCTGCGCGACATGGTGGGGCCGTCAACCGGCAGCATCTTGGTCGATTCCCGCACCACGACGGCCGCGATGCTCGAGTGGGCGCGCATCTATACGCCGTCCGTGGTTGATCGCATCCAGCATTACAGCGGCGAGCGCCCCCTGTTCGATACCGCCAATGTCGACGAGGAGATCGCGAGAGCGCTATCGCGCCGCGTGGACCTGAAGTCGGGCGGCTACCTGATCATCGACCAGACCGAGGCGCTGACCACGGTCGACGTCAACACCGGCGGCTTCGTCGGCGGACGCAATTTCGACGACACCATCTTCAAGACCAACCTGGAAGCGGCCCAGGCCATCGCGCGCCAACTGCGGCTGCGCAACCTGGGCGGGATCGTGATCCTGGACTTCATCGACATGGAGGAACAGGAGCATCGCGAGACCGTATTGGCGGAACTGAAGAAGGCGTTGGCGCGCGACCGCACCCGGATGACGGTCAACGGCTTCACGCAACTGGGCCTGGTGGAGATGACGCGCAAGCGCACCCGCGACTCGCTCGCGCACCAGTTGTGCGAGCCCTGCCCCATGTGCGAGTCGCGCGGCAACGTGCGCACGCCGCGCACGGTGTGCTACGAAATCCTGCGCGAGATCCTGCGCGAAGCGCGCCAGTTCAACCCCAAGGAATTCCGCATCCTGGCGTCGCAGGACGTGGTGGATCTGTTCCTCGAAGAGGAAAGCCAGCACCTGGCAATGCTGGGTGACTTCGTGGGCAAGCGGGTGTCGCTGGAAGTCGAGAGCACCTATTCCCAGGAAAAATACGACATAATCTTGGTCTGATGCTCTGGACTTCTCACCACCTATCACCGTTCCTCTGAAAGCCGCATAAATCCTTGCGGCTTTCTTTCCTGGCTTCTCAGGCGTTATCCTCCCAGCTCACGAAAAATGGGTAGCTAGGTGGGTAGCCAAGCCGCCCAGCTACCCAAAACCGAGGGAACCATGGCGACGAAGCGCGTATTGCAGGGCCTGCTGACCGACGTCCAGATCAAGAGCTGGATCCGCGCCGGCGCGCCGCTGGCCAAGTCCGACGGCGGCGGCCTGACCTTCACCCTGTCCAAGGCGGGCACCGCGGCCTGGGTGCTGCGCTACCGCATGCCCGGCCGGCGGGCCGAGGCCACCATCGGCAACTACCCGGATATCACCCTGGCTGAAGCGCGCAAGGAGGCCAGCCGGCTGCGCGCCATGATCGACGCTGGAAAAGACCCGGCCGCCGAGAAGCGGGAAGCCAAGCAGAAGGCCCGCGCCGCCAAGACCATCGACTGGCTGGCGGACGACTACCGCGCCAAGGTGCTGCGTCACCTGGCGCCCAACAGCCAGAAGCTGTACGAGCGCCAGTTGCGCCGGATTGAGAAGTCCTGGCGCGGCCGCGCGGTGGATGGGGTCGCGCCAGGCGACGTCATCGACCTGATCCGCAAGACCAAGGACGGATTCGCCACCGACGCGGGCTGGCGCGAGACCGAGGCCCTGTACATCGTCACCCGCGAGATGTTCAAGCACGCCGCCGGGCAGCACATCATCCAGGTCAACCCCCGCCATGGGCATCAGCCTGGAATCCCTGATCGGCAAACGCCCCAAGGCCAAGGTGCGCCTTATGCTGACGGACGACGAGCTGGCCGAGGTCATGCGCGCCGCCGGCATGAACCGTCAGAACCAGCTCAGCATGTGGATCATCCTGGCCACCTGCGTGCGGGTGTCCGAATTCACCACCGCGCTGCGCGAGCATATCCGCGTCGATCAGCACACAGTGAAGCGCCTGGGCGCCGGCCTCTGGCATATCCCGGCTTCCAAGAGCGGGCCCGCCATGGATATCCCCCTGGCGCCGCCCGTCGTGGAATGGTTCCGCGAGCTGGACGCGCTGGCCCTGGATTCCCGGTACGTGGTGCCGGCGCGCACCGTGGCCAGGCTCCGGAAGGCCGGCGGCGACGCGCCAATCGGCAAGGACGCGATCTGGGGCGCCATCGGCTACTGGATCGAGCACGCAGCCCCAAACGTGCGGCCCTTCACCCCGCACGACCTACGATCGACAGCGAAATCGCATCTGCGCGCGCTGGGCGTCGATCGCGATATTTCGGAGATGTGCCTGAATCACAAGCTCAAGGGCGTGGAGGGGATCTACGACCAGTACAGCTACTGGAAGGAGCGGCGCGAGGCGCTGGCGCTGTGGGCCGACCACCTGCTGGCGTGCCGCGGCGCCGACGTCGAAGTAGCCGGCACCGCCCGCAACGCCCTGGCGGCCCTTCGCGCCGCGTCCTGATAGGAGACGACCATGGACGACAACGGAATCCTGGAGCAGGTGCCCGGCCAGTACGTGGCCCGAGCCGCCCTCACCCTACCGCCGGCGGCCACCGCCGAGGACCGCGACTACCCGGTCGAGATCGACGCCGGCCACGCCGGCCTGGTGCGCATCACATTCCGGCGTCAGAAGGCCCGGCGCGCCAAGCATATGCATTGGTTCTGGCTGGCCCAGCGGGCCGAACATGCGGCTTTCAGAAGTGGTGCTTGATGCCAGCTTCTTTCATAACCGCATTGGCGGTGTGGCGCGATTTGCATCCGGTGGATACCGCCACATGGATGCCACCTTTCCCCCAAATCTGGTGAGCGCCCTTTCCCTGCCGCACCAAAGAAAAGCCGTGCTCTTTAAGCACGGCTATGATCTTTTCGAAGTATCCGTTCACGCGCAGGCCACCGCCGCTCCGATGTGGTGGTAGATTGGTTCAACCTTCGCCCTCTTGCTGTGCAACCTGGCCTCCATCAGCATGCAGGCGACCTCATTGGCCTCTCGGGCCAATTCGTCCATCGACGAAGCCTCAACGACAAACCCTTTCAGGTCAGGACTGGTGGCCAGATAGACTTTGGCCTCTTTGTCGTACGAAACATCCACACGAAAAAACACCCGAAGACCGGCACGTGCTACTTGCTTCCAGAAGGGAAATCCGACTCGATACATACTTTCTCTCCCTGATCATTTGGCCGATATCTCTATGCATGCGTATCGTAGGGGCGAGCGCAGGCATCAAATGGCACAGATGGAGGGTCATTGAGGTGAAAATGCCGCCTCTACGGCTACTACGAAATCCCCCAATATCAGGGGCCTTGTGACTGCTTGGAAGGGCAGCAGGTCCAGAATATAGCCGATCCATTCGAAATTCAATAGCTTTGCTTATATATCGGGACACATCAAACCCCATAAGCAACGCCCTCTTTTGATCGCAACGCAGCAATCTCTCCGTAGCGGGCGGACGCTGACTAGGGCTTTGCGCCGCGCAGCCCGCGGATGTAGCTCTGCAGGCCGTTCACCTGGTCGGCCCAGCCTGCTGCGTCGGCAGCCAGGTCTCCATATTCCGCGTAGCACGCTGCAAAACCTCCGATCCAGTCGGGGCCGGCTTCATCAGATCGGCGGCCGGCTCGGGGATTCGCGGGATCACGGCCGGCGGCGCGGAGCACGCGGTCAAGGTCAGCGCGGGCAGCAGCCAGGTCAGTTTTCGCAGCCTCGCGCGCCAGCACGGCACCACGGTATTGGGCATCAGCACGGTCTTTCTCCAGTTGGTAGGCTTCTGTGATGGCGCGCTGCGCGGCTTCAGCGCGGGCGCGCTCCTTGGTGACGCCGACGGCCTCCCGGTGCGCGCCGTTCAGCGCGAACGCCGCGCCCAGCACCATCACCACCGCCGCGCCGCCGATCCAGGGCGCGGCCATCTTCCAAAACGGATTCACGGCTGCACCTCGGCGGCGGCCTGGCGGTAGAGCGGCGGCCAACTGTCCGGCTTGGGCTTGCCCGGCCGCCAGGTGCGCAGATACAGCGCCCAGCCGGCGTCTGAATCACCGACCGCCGGCAGCGCCTTCGGGTCCGTCCAGAGCAGCAGCCGCGCCACGCCAGCGGCCAGCACATCGTCATACTCCAGCGCCGCGTAGATCGCGTCCGGATCGCACGCCACGCTGCGGGCCTTGCACAGCGCCGCCAGGTGATCCTTGCTCGCCGCGTGCAGGAACACGCCCCAGACTCCGCCACGGCTGGCGCGAGTCCCCTTCTCGAATTGCCAGAAACCGCGGGCCGGGCCGCCGATCTGGCGCCGGTGAACGAATCGGCTCTCCTGCAGGCCGATCGCCAGCAGCATCACGCGCGCCTCGGGCGTATCCATACGCGCCGGCAGCAGCGCCAGCGCCGGGGTAATGGCGCCGGCAACGATGGTATCCAGGGTCATAGCGTGGGTTTCCTGATGTGCTTTGCCGTCACGGCGGCAACGTAGAAGGCGGCCGACGCTGCAAGCGCGGCATCACCGGCGCTCGCCCAGCCGGCCATGAAGATCCGGCATGCGGCACCGGTAGCGGTCAGGCTGACGGCAGCCAGGCCGATCCGCTCGAACGTGGTGTCCTTGATGGCCCGCGAGAACACGGCCAGCACCGCCCCGCCGGCAACGATCAGCCAGCTCACGAAGGCCAACACGGCCCAGAGCGTCAGATAGATGGTGCTGTCCATGGTCACGCCCCTTTGCCGCGCACGCGGTCAATCACTGCCTGCCACAGCGCCCCGATAGGGGCCGCCTGCACGGCCTCCCAAGCGCGCGACACGATGGCCATGCCAAACATGCCGGTCAGGAAGCCGGCCAGGCCCTCCGGAATCCCAAGCAGCAGCGACAGGTAGGGCGACGCGTAATAGGCCACCAGCGAGCCGCTGGCCGCCATGCTCAAGCGCGCCGGCCACGATCCTTGCAGGTAGCGCATGGACACGGCCGCGCCTAGCACCCCGGCGAACTTTGCCGCGAGGGCGTCGAAATCTTGAATGTTCAATCACGTCCCCTTGAGACGAAAAAAAGTCCGCCGAAGCGGGCTTATTTTCCGATCGCGATCCAGTACACCCCCCCCGACCCACCGATCAACCGAAAGTTTGTTTGAGTTTCGTTTTGCGTAGTCGAAGACCCGCTTGTATTACCTCCGGTGACGATGGCATACATCGCGGTTGGGAAAGGAGTCGGCCACGCGACGAGCGTACCGGGCGAAACACTGGGAAGGCTCTGTCCCCATTGCAAGACAAGCCCTCCCAACCAACTTGGGAACTTCACATAACCGTTTGCTGCCAGGCTGATCGCAAAGCCGTTCTTCAGCTTCTTCGGCGACACGATCGTCGTATCATCCGTGCCCGCGTCGACCTGGGCCTGGGTGGCCTGGTTGCCGGTGACCGGGTAGAGGTTGGTGCCGTCTCCCCACACCAGCATGGAACTTCCCTGGGGGACAGCCACGCCGGTGCCCGACGCAGTCTTGCACGTCGCGGAGAACGCTCCGGTGGTGTTGTTCACCACCAGCCATTCGTTGACCATGGCCGGGAACACCACGTTGATGTTGGCCGTCAAGGTACCGGACAGCGTGATCACGGGTTTCGACCATTGCGCCGCGGTCAAGGTAACGTTCGCTGCGGCCAGGCCCGTAATCGCGGCCACCCCGTAGTTGAATGCCGGCACCCAACCTGCGCCACCGGCATCCGGATCCGCGGTGTTGCCATCCACGTTGTTGAACCAGAAACCCGTGCTGTCCGATTTGACCAGCACGGCGCCCGCGGGGTACCCGCTGTTCGCTGCAGACCAAGCCGCGTCGTACTTGAAGGATCCGCCGGCGCTCTGCCACTGCTGAATGGTGGTGATGGCGTAGAGAATACCGTTCATGTCTTGGCCGTAGGGCGGCACGCCGCCGGCGACTAGCGGCGTCATCGTGGCGGGCGGGAAGCCGGTCGTGAACGAAGCGAGGCCGGGGGTGACGGACACCTGAGACGGGATGGGGATGGTGTTTTTCGCCCCGCTATTAGCGAACGGTACCTGGATCTTGGTGGGTGCGTTACTGGCTTGCATTGATGAGCCCCGAAGAAGTGAAGAACACGCCAGAGCCGAACGGCTGTAGGCCGGTTCCGTTGAAACCGAAGGTGGAAGGCTGGTCTACCTGCATGACATGCGCGAGCACACCGGCAGGCTTTGGTATTGCTCCTGACTGGGTCAGTATGGCGAGCTCATAAGGCTCCAGCGCAAACTCGAACACATACCGGAATTCCATGTTCCCGGTGTCGGATACATAGCACCGGCCACGCCCCTCGAACAGGTTGGACAGCAGTCGATTCAAGCTTGGCGACGTGCAGTCGGAAATGTTGGCCAAGGCCTTGACGAGGATCAGCCGCCGAAATGCGCCGTCCGAAAGCCTATAGGTCTGCGTGGCCTGGTCGCCGACGTAGAACGGCGCCTGGTTGAATGGCTGCCAGCTGTCCGCCTCCGTGAAGCCGAGATATGTCACGTCCCCCGGCACCGTGAGCATCCGGCCCACCCCAACAATCCGGCCCCAAACATCGAGGCCGAACCCCTGCGCGGTCTCCACATTCCAGACGAAGCTGTAGAAGGCGTCGAAATCCGTGTCCGGGTTGATGTAGTCGTCCATGTTGTTGGCCAACTGAACGAGCGTCGGGCTGTTCGCATACTGGCTGATGATGGTCCGCGCCACCAGGCCGGGCTTGGGTTGCACGCTCATACCAAGGTCACCGAGATATCAGCAGCCGACACGGTCGGCCGCCGGTTGATAGGCACGGTCAGACTGGGGGCCGTCGGCGTGACGTCACCGAGAAGCAGCGACAGGATCGACACTGACGGGCCCAGAAGCGACACGGGCGCGTAGAAGCGGCTGGCATAGATGGTCGAGCCGATCCGCGCTCGCTGACCGCCGTCGACGCCGTTGAAAGCGGCGATGATGGCCTGCTTAGTCAGGTCAACAATGTTGGACGGCAGTGCGGGGTTGCTGGCCAACTGCACTGCGAACTTCACCGGCAACGCGGCCGGGGTTTCCCACTTCACCACGTAGGACGGGTATGGATAGGAATAGCCGTCCCGGTCCTCGACCGTGTATGACGTATTGCCGTTGTAGTCCGCCCCGTTGCTCTTCTTGCGCCAGATGGCCATGGCGATATCCGCCGCCTCGCCGCCCACCACTGCCACCCAGATGGAATGCGGCACGAGCGACACGCCGCCGATGGTCTGGGCGATGGAAAGGTTGTTCTCCGTCACGTAGACGTCGATGACTCCGTCCAGGTTTGCGACCGCGGCATAGATGGACTGCAGCGAGCTTCGGGCATTGATCGCCACCGACTGGCGCCGCCGCTCTTCGAACTCGGCGCGCGACTCCACATTGCTGCCCACGGTGCCCGCGTCCGCATTCAAGACCGAGTCCCACCCAGGGATGGCCTGGTAGATCTGGTTCAGCGTGCCGGCCGCGCAGCTGATCGGCCCGTTGACCGAGCAGGAGAACGGCAGATCGATGCTGCCCGAGGCTGGTATGGTCCCGGCCTGCGTGCACAGGTAGATATTGCCGTCGACGGCTTGCGCACGGGCGCCCACCGGGATCGTGACGCCCGTCAGACCCATGCAGGTGGCGATCACTGTGGTGGCCGTGCCTGGCTTGCGGTCCAGAAAGTAGATGCGCCCGATGGCGTCCTGCATCCGGCCGGCAGCAAAGGCCGGGTCCACCTGGTTCACATACGAGGCGAACTCGCTGTTCTTGTCGCCGATGATTGCCGTGGTGGTGCTGGCCAGCTGGCCCTGGGGCGTCTCCAGGTTCTTGTTCAGGCCGCCGCCGAAGGCGCTATCCATGTCCGCCAGCACGCCGGCCAGGATCTCGGATTCTTGAGGCAATACGAGGCCTTCCGGCGTGAACTGCACGCGCGGTACTTGGGAGGTAGCCATGGGGTCCCTAGAAGGTGATGGTCGACGTCGTGCCGTTGGTCAGCGTGACTTCGACATAGCCGCTCAGGCGGCGATTCTCGAATTCGGTGATGGTTGGTATGGCATCGGCCACGTCCGGCACGGTCAAGGCCGCGGCGCGCAGCCGTTCGCGCACCAGCGCCAGCGGAGGCAGTTGGCCCAGCACCTCGGTCCAGTACGGTATGCCCTTGGCTGTGTCATAGAACAGCTCGCCGCGGAACAGCTTGATGGCGCTGGCCACGTCCTGCGCCACCGCGTAGGGGTTCGACGCCATCGCGATGTTGCCCGTGGCATCCAGCACAAGATCCCAGGCGGTGCGATCGAGCAGCAGCGTATTCATGGGTTGGGTGTCCCAGTGTTCGAGGGGCCTGCCTGTACGCCCGGGTGAGTGTGCGTCGAGCCGACGTCCTTGCCGTTGTTGCGCAGCGTGCCGAGCGTATTCATGTTGCCCTGCCAGGTCGAGGTTCCGCCGTATGAGCCGGAGCCCTGTTGAACCGTGCCATTCAGCACGATCTGCGGCGAATTCAAGGCGCACTGCTCGCTGGCGTTCACCTCGACGCTGGGCGCCATCACTGTCACCTTGGAAGGCGACACCACGTTGATACCGCCCTCGGTGAACTGCACATACTGCACCGGCGCGCCGTTGAGCAGGCCGCCGAAGTAGAGGCCGTCGGCCATATCGTGAGTCCGCCAGGAGCCAGGGTTCGCCTGCTGCCTGCTGGCCTTGACCGCCGACAGGTCCCGGTTGGCGAATGCCGCCATGCCGATGTCCCCGACCTTCGGATCGAGAATCACGGCGTCGGTGCCGCCCTGCAGCCGGAAATACGGCAACTGGAACAGCTGGCCATGCGACACCGCATTCCCGTTTCCGTCCAACTGGTTCACCAGCGGCTGCACGTCGACGAAGCCGACGGGCGACACCCCGCCGTTGTTCGTGACCGCGATCACGCGCACCAGCGTGCATGTGTTCAGCCGGTTCAGCATCTGCGTCACCAGGAAGCTGATCGCGCCGAAGTCCTGGGAGCCGTCGGCGGCCGCCGCCTGTCCGCGGTACCCGAATTGAGGATCAGCCATTTACCGGCCTCTGGCACAAGATTCTTGACACCCAGGCGCCGCCCGGGACCTCCGCCTCGAGCTGATGCACGAGGCTCACTACCGTCCATTCCCCGTGGGCCGCCTCGATGACCGAAATCACCTGCACACGGTTGCCGAGCCCCAGCTGTGGGGTGTACAGCACGGTGAACTCAACGCCGCCGCCGGTGAAGGTCGGGTATCCCACCAAGTTGTCGCCCGCCTGGATCAGCACCGGTTCGTCGGAACGTGCTCCGGCCTGCGGCCAAATTGCCAGAATCCCTCGATCGATCGTGTAGTTGAACCGCGCCGCGCGAGCGCAGGCTTTCAGCTGGTCCAGTGCAGTTCCAGGGAAGTATGGGTTCGACAGCGCCACATCCACACCGTTGTTCTGGAAGGCCAGGTTCATGGCCTTGGCTAGGTCCTGCGCAACGACCGCCGCCTGTACAGATCCCCTGTAACTGCGCGCATTGGTCGGCTTCACTGCCTCGAATGCCGCCGCGAGCGCCACCACATTGAAGACCACCTCCGGCGCCTGGTTGTAGTCGGCCCAGGCCTGGGAGATCGTTCCCTCATAGACGACGGTCAGCGCGTCGCCGCCCACGTCGCCAGCCGCGACCAGAATGCGGTTGTTCCGGCGCTCGGTCAGAATGGGCCCGATCACCGTCAACTTGTTGATCATGTCCTGCGACAGGCCGAAGATGCGCAGCTGCAGCTGGGCCTGCGCGTCCCCGTTGTAGGCCACGACTGCTGCCTGAACGCGGTAGCCGGACAGCGTGACATCAGGCCCGGCGTCATCACCAAACTGGCCCTCAGCAAGGTTGATGGTCACGTCGAGCCGGCGTTTGACGAAGCTCATAGGTCCGAAGTCTCGATATACATCAGCTGGAACCGGCCGCCCAACCCGGTGTAGTTCGGATCATCGCGGCCATGGGTATCTACAAAGGAGAGATCTCCTACGAATTCGGTGTAGGACTCGCGCACAAGTCGCACACGATCCCGGCAGATCACCGCCATAGCGATGGGCTGGTGATTTACCCGGACGTCCGCAAACAGACCCGTCGACTTCTGGTAGACAGAGAGCTGACAGTTTTGGCCACCAAGCACCACACTGCAGGTTTGCGCCGGAATTGGCTTCAATGGGATACGCCTCATTGGATTGCCCCATCTAGCGGCACCGCCTCAATCACTGCCGGATCAGTCACATCGAAAATCTCGACGGGTGCCGGATCTGAAACTGGGAATGTCTGCACCTGACCGCTGCTCTCCTCGTCCGTCCCATCCGGCTCAGCCGTACTGGAGAATGCCGCCCGCGCCGTCTCCCGCACTTCCTCGACGTAAACGTCCACGATCAGCTGGCTTGGCCCGGAACGCGAGTTCCGCTCGTATGAGTACGCCACAACGTTGGCCGACGGGTAGACGATCTCAGGCGTCACCACCGAGAACAAGTCGACGCTCCCCTTCAACGCCTCCAGCGTATTCAGCATCGCCCCGCGTGATGCCATGTCGCCGCTGTGGGCGAACCGCAACATGGCATCGAACGGCGTGTCCACCTTGTTGAACGACGAAAACGAGCCCTGCTCTACCGGGAAGCTAGAGATGCGCGATCCATTGCGAAAGCGGATACCGAGGAAGGTATCGAATAGGAGCACTTGCTGGCCATCCTGGTCATAAAGCCCCCATCGCGGAATGCCGAAGATCAGAGCTGCGATGGCGCCGAGGCCCAGATTGGCCAGCTCGCCCAACGAGGGAATCGTCAGCCCACGCAGCACGGCCGGCACACCCGGCACTTGCGGCACATTCGGGAAAGGAATAAGCGGCATCAGAACGTCCCTGTATTCGCTTGGTTCACCAAGGCCTGGCTCCCACCCAGCGCGCCCAGGTCGCGCGCAATGCCCTGACCGTCGGTCGCCTGTGTGTGGATCGTCACCGGTCCGTTGATGTTGACCTCGTGATTGTTCTCGGTGTTCAGCGGCAACGGCTTCGCGCCGGCCTGCGCAATCACCGGCGCAGCTTGGGCGGACGCAGCGGTCGAAGATCCCGCCGCCGCTTCCACGCTCGCGATATGCGCCGCGCCGTACAATGCGCCGGCCGCAGCCGCGCGCTTCTCGGCTTCGCCGTCCTTGTCCTTCGGGCGCTCGTAGTAGCGCGACACGGCATCGCCGGCCTGCTGCGGCGTCTTGGCCGCTTGCAGTTTTTCCATGGCCGTGCGCTCCGTGTTGCGCAGCTCCCAGTCCACGAACGCCAATTGCTGGGCCAGCGTCGCGTCCTTCAGGTCAATGCCGAACGCCTTCTTGAAGTCAGCCTGGCGCACAGGATGCCACTGGCCTATGCCAACCGCCTGCCCGTTGTCGCCCACCGCCTTCGGGTTCAGGTTGCTCTCTGCCATCAGGTTGGCCACAATGCCGGCCGCCTGCTCTCGCGAATAGCCCTTTCCCTCGAAGAACTTGATGGCATCCATCGCTGCCTTGTTGCCGCTCTGGTAGGACGGATTGTTCAGGGCGTCCAACTGCGCGCCCTCGCCCTGATTGAGCGACTTGCTGTAGGTGGCCAGGGCCACCCCGCCCGCCACCGTGGCAATGGTCCCAAGCGCCGCAACGCCGGCCGCACCCGAGGCGCCGCCGATCACGCCCAGCGACGCGCCAATCGACGCCAGCGCGGTCGCCAAGGACGCCATGGGCGCCACGATCGACAGTAGCTTCAGGGCCGCCAGGCCGATCAGCACGTTCTTCCATCCGCCTACGGCCTGCGCGGCCTGATCTGCCTTTTCCAGCAGATTCCCAAGGCCATCCACCACGCGGTCGACCCACTGCACGATCTGCTGGCGATTTTCCAGGAAGTAGTCGCCGACCTTCTGGGCTGCCTTCAATAGCTTCTCGAAGGTAGGAATCAGCGCGATCAGCACCTTGGTGCCCACCGATTCGAAGGTGTCGCGAAGATCCAGGTAGACGTTGCGCAGCCGCTGGGCGTCCTGGGCGTCCTTCGACGAGATGGCCGAGCGCTTTTCCTGCGCCAGCACCAGCTGCTGGATTGCAGCCGGCCCCTGCTTGATCAGGTCGAACTGGTCGTCCGAAATGCCCATCATCTGGGCGGCCAGCGCGGCGCGGGCGCGGTCGGTCTTGTAGATCTCCGACACGATGCGCGAGCGCGCCAGCAGGTAGCTGTTGCCGTCCTTCAGGTCCTCGACCTTGCCGCCGAACTGGAAGAACGCCGGCAAGGTCTCGGCGGACATGCCGCGGCGGAACTTCGCCACCTCGCTGGCCGACTGGCGCAGCTGGGCGGTGATGCCTTCCGCCGACCCGCCCGCGCGCTCGGCGGCGCGTTGCCAGGCCTGCAGGCGCTCGGTGCTCATGTCCAGGTTCTTGGACATCTGGCCCAGGCCCGCGGCGCCGCTGATGGTGTTCGCGGTGAAGTTCTTCAGGCCCATCCCGGCCGTGAACACCGCCAGCAGCGCCAGCGCCTCGTTGCGCATGCGGCTGAAGAACATGGCCGCCTGCTTGCCGTTGGCCTCCATCGTCCGCGCGGCACGGCCGGATTCCTCCGTCGTGTGCTTCAGCGAACGATCGACCTCCGCCACGCCTTGCTTGAATCCCTTGGTGTTCAGCTTCAGCTCGACAAACAGGGCATCCAGAATGGTGGCCATTGCTACTTCCTCACTTCGGACAGCACGCGCCTGTTGTGCGCGTCCACCGCGATCACCTCAAGCAGGTTGTAGAGATCCTCGGCCCCATACACAGTCTGCAGGTCATGCAGCATGTGCGGATGCCGAGAGATGACGGCGGCGATGTTGAGCGGCACATTGGCGTAGCTGATCAGCCGGTGGTTGCCGCCGTGCCAGGGCTGGACGCCGAAGTCGATTGGCCGGCGGCTTGCGAAAAATCCAGGTGCAGCGCCACGATCTCGCGGCGCAGCAGCAGGCGCGTGGCCACTTCCTCGATGTCGTCGTCGTCCGGCGGCCGCGTGCCGGCGCGGCCCATGTCCACCTCGACGCACTCCATCATCTTGTCGAAAAGCGGTTTTGCCTGTTCGAATGTCAGGGTTTGGAGCGCCTTCAGGCCGATCGACGCGAGCCCGGCCAGGCCGGCCTGCGCGATGTTGTCGGGGATCTCTACCCCCGCATTCATCAGCGCGAACATCGCGCGGCCGGCCCAATCCTCGGCGTCGGCCGCCGATAGCTCGGTGATCAAGAACGCCTTGCCCTTGTCGCGCCCCGGCGCGCTGATAGTGATGGTCTTCTGCTTTCGAGCCATGTCACACCACCGACGGGCTGACGTTTTCCCAGGTGATCTGGAACGTCATGGGCTGCAGGATGGCGCGGGCAGTCGGCACCGGCGGCGCCTGCGTCAGCACCCCGCGCCGGAGCGTGTACTTGCGCTCCAGCGACGGAATCGCCAGCGACCCGCTGGCGTAGAACACCTCCCGCGACGTCTGCATCGCGGCAATCCAGGCTTCGAATATCCCTTTCGACGGGGAGTCCGCCTGGATCGTGATGGTCTGGATCACGGGCTGCGGCGTATAGCCGGCGGACATATAGCCATCCACGCCCATCACCGCCTGGGCGAGCTGCACGGCGTCGAACGCGAAGGCGTCGTCCGTGGCGTAGCCCTCGACCTTGCGGGGCGTGGGGTAGACGGTACCCACCGCCAGCATGAGGACGGAATTGGCACTGGTCAGAGTCGTCATGATTTGTTGCCCTTACAGGACGGCCAACGAGGCCAGGGTGATCTGCTGGACGGAACCGCCGTCCATGTACCAGAAGGTCATGGGCGGCGTACCGCGCGCCTCGCGCACCTGCGGCGTGGCGTCCTTGATCTGGAGGTACCAGCCACGGGTCTGCAGCGTATCGGCGATGTCCACGCCGGCCTGGTTGTTCACCTGGGCCTTCTGCTGCGCGGACAGCGTCACGCCGGCGCGGATAGCGCCGAAGTTCGCGCCCGCATTGATCGGATCCAAGCAGGCCGCGTCGATCAGCGTGTAGCCGTCCAGGTTGTAGGGGATCGAGTTCACCTGCGTGAGCAGCGTCATCAGCGCCTGCTGGAATGCGGCGTTGAGCCAGATCTGGTTCACATAGGTGTCGATCCATTCCCAGTTGCCGCTGATCTGCCCCGGATAGAAGAACCGGAACTGGTCGTTGCTGGTCGCGTAGTCGCCGTAGAAGTTGTAACCATTGTCGATCAGCGTCTTCGCGGTCGTGGCGTCGGTCACCGAGAACGTCAGGCCCGACTGGCTCTTGAGCGCCAAGGTGATCCGGCCGTTCGTGCGCTCGAAGTCGATCGACGCCACGGCGCCCAGCACGAAAGCCGCATGCTGGATGTCCTTGTAGACCGGCACCGAGCCGGAATACTCGCTCGCCCGGATGCGCGCAGCCCAGCTGGTGGTGCTGCCCTGCTGCGTGGCCGCCACATCGGTATCCCAACCCACATAGGCGTAGCGATTGCCTCGGCTGTTCGTCCAGGCCGAGAAGGCGACCTTGCCGTCGGTGTCCGGTTCGAACGTGGTCATGAACGACGCCCAGTTCTGGGTGATGTCCGTGATCGCGCTCATGTTCGTGGCCGGCACGCCAGCGGCGGCGCCCCTGCGACAACACCGCGCCGGTGGCCTGCGTCAGCTTCAGGCCGGCCGCGATCGTGCCGCTGCCGTAGCTGATGGTGCTGGCCGCGCCATCGGTGGCCGAGGTGATCACGAAGGCCGCGCGCTGCGCATCGTAGGTGCACGAAGCGCCGAACGACGTGAACGCGGCCTGGATGATCGAGGCGGCATTCGAGAAGCTGGTGGCGGCCGACAGGTTGATCGTGCTGGACGTCTTCGCCGTGCCGTCAACACTGACCGTCAGGACGCCCGTCAGGGCCTGAAGCTGCGCCAGCGTGGTCGACGCCATCGAGCCGCCGCGCACGTAGGCGGCCACGGCCTCCGTCGGATACTGGGCGAACAGCAGGTTGCCCGGCTTGCGCGTCGAGTTGTCGAAGCCGTTGAAGTAGATGCCGGCCAGCGTCGCCTCGGTCGAAGTGGCGCCGAAGAAGCGCTCCACATCGCGCGCCGTGGCGAAGCTTTGGACGGTTCCGACCGGCACTGCCGTATCGGTGGTGAGGATCAGGCCGTTCAGGTCGAGCGCCGATCCGCCGGCGCCGATCACGCCAGGGACGACCTGGACGATTTCACTGGCGGGAATGGACATAGCTTTAAGCTCCCGGAGGGTAGGTAGTGTCGACCTCGACGAGGTCCACGTGGAGTTCGTCCGCAAACTGCTGCGGTACGGTGATGGATGGGTTGAACTGCAGGACCGCGTCGACTGACCAGCGTTCCAGGTACTGATCCTCGCCGGTGATGAACGGCAGTTGCAGCGGCTCACCGGTGTAGAGCGGCTGCGCGCCGCTCGCCTTCAATGCGTCGCAGCCGTAGGAGCTGCGCAGCGCGATGCAGATGGCCAGGGCCATGTCCTGCGCGCCGTCGCCGTAGCAATCGACCTGAGCGTTCCACTGGGTGGGCCGCGTCAGGGTCATGGTGCCGGCGCTCGGCACGTCGGCGTAGGTGGTGCGCGGCAGGGACAGCGCAGGCGCCAGGATGGGCGTGATGTACACGTAGCGCCCCGCCGGCGGCGGCACGCGGTTCTGCTGCCCGCGCACCACCAGCACCTGGTCCCCGACGATGACCTGCACGAACGCGCCCAGCGCCTCGACAAGAGCGTCTTCGGTGAGGGAAACAGGGATGCTCATGGCGCCGCGTCCATCTGAAGGGTCACGCCGACCTTGCACCAGTCGGGCCAGGTCTCGAAAACCACGGTCACCAGCCACACCTGGCCGCCGAATACCAGCAGGTCGCCACCCTTGGCCAGCGGGCGCACAACGCCCTGCGTGTCGCCGTACATGTACACGCTGCGCTGCACGCCCTGGATGTTTTGCGCATCGAGGTGGGCCAGGTCCTTGCCGCTCAGCGGCTGTACCTGCAGGCGCGCGGCCGCGTCCGGCTTGTACTTCGGCACCTGCTTGCGCCCGGCACCGATCTCGTAGCCATCGCTGGCGCGCAGCGTGCCGTCGATCATCGGGTTCACGGCGGCGATGATCGGGCCGGCGATTCCGTGCAAATTCATGTGTCGACCTCGTAGTCCACGCTGTTCATCATGTGGCCTGTATCGACCAGCGGCTTGGCGAAGCCCTTGCGAGCCACAGTGACAGGCGACAAGGCCGGGCTGTCCAACTGCCGGATGGACTCCTGCAGCTGGCCCTTGATGCCCTCGCCCATCTGGCCGAGCGTCTTGTCGATGTCGTAGTCGTTGTTCTTCGCCACGGCGCCCAGGGCGCGCGGCCAGTCCTTCTGTTTTTCGGCGATCATCGTCCGGAAGAACGGCCGCGGCGGCTGGTTTCGGTCCGGCCGGCCAAACTCGTTGACGGCGGCCACCAGCGCGACCGGCGTGCCGTCTGGGTATGTCGCCCCTTCCAGGAACCCCACGCGCAGCGAGCCGCCGTCGCCCAGCTTCTTGGCCATGTCCTCCAGCCGCCGGACCAGGGCCTGGCCGCCCTTCAGGCCTACGGTCGCCATGGAATCACCACGGGGACCGCGTAACCGGTCGGCTCGGGCCGGTAGCGGCCCACCCGGTACTTGGCCGTGGCCTCCCAATACTGGGCGCCATAGCCGGTCTGCGCGTACCACTGCGCCGAGCCCGGCGCCACGTTGTACTCGGCCGACACCGAAACCGAGCCCTCGGTGGCGCTGCTGATCCGGCCCACCAGCGGCCGCGGGCCCTGGCCGTTCTCGCCATAGGTCAGCGCCGCGATGTGGGCCGTCAGCAGGTACAGGAGCACCTTGCGCTCGTCGACGTCACAGACCGCGCTGCTGTCCTTGTTGCTCAGGTACAGCGTGGCCATGCTGAATGCATGGTTCAGCTGCTGATCCGTGAGCGTCGCGAAGGACGGATAGATCTGCCGGAACTCGACGGGGTCAAAGACGACGACAGCCATGGGCCGCTCCTATTTCTTCTTGCCTTCGTACTTCTCCGGCGCAATGCCGGGCGCTGGTGCGTCGGGGTCCAGACCTTCCAGGCCGGACTTCTCGTCCTTGCGCTCCTTGGCCTTGGAAGCGGCGCTTCGCTCGGTGCCCTGGGCAAAGATCATTTCCTTCTTGAGCGGCTGGAAATCCGCATACAGCTTGGTCCAGGCTTCCCAGAAGTCGGCGGGCACATCGGTGAAGCCGTGGCCCGCGATGGCATCGGGATGGTTGGCACCGTTCAGGGTGACGGACGGTGCGCCGGGGATGTCCAGGATCAAGCCATTGGGGAGCTTGCATGCAACGGTAACGGTCGACATTTCTCTTCCTCGAATAAGAAAGGGGCGCCGGTTGGGCGCCCCTGTTCGTTGCTGGCGGCGATTTACACGCCGATCATGCCGGCGATAGCCATGGGGACCTTGATGATGGCACCCCAGGTGCCCTGTGACTTCTTCTGCTTGAAGCTCGAAGTCTCGCGGACGATTGCGTGGGCCCGCATCTTCTCCGTGAAGGCGGCGGTACCCACGTTCTGGCCGTCGATCGATTCGGCGATGAGCTGCACCAGCTGGCCCGAGCCCGTCGCATACTGCACGGCGGTCTCCACGGTCAGGTTGGGGAAGTTCTTCGCCAGCAGGTCGGAGACGTTGACGTTGTACTGGTTCGTCTTCGTCAGATTCACCTCGATCTCGGGCGACATGCACAGCTTCATCTTGTCGCGCCGCGTGACCAGGCCGCGGGTCTGACTGACCAGTTGCGCGAACAGGCGTTGCGAGATGTCGTCGTAGACGGCCTGGCCGTCTTTCGTGGCCCAGGTCGTCCCCGAGCCGGAGCCCGTGGCGCCCGGGGCGATCGGCGCCGACAAGTTCGGATCGTTCAGCAGGCCGTAGTTCTGCAGGCCGGCGATGCCGAAGAAATAGCTGCTGTCCTGGAACTTGTTGAGCACCAGGGCCGAGGCGATGTTCTGCTCGGCGGCCCAGTTGATCTTCGCTTGACCTGCCATTTCCAGCTCGCGCTCACCCCATTCCGTCATGGTCTGGTAGTGGTACGACTGGCGCTGCGGGAAGTTGGCGTTGGCGTTGGCTCGGCCGTTGTTGTTGAAGTCGCCGTAGGACGACACTTCGCCCGTGGATTCCACCACCGGGAAGGTGGCCGTCAGGGTCGTCCAGTCGCCTTTCTTCGACTCGCCCAGGATCACGGCGCCTTGCATCGGCGTGGTCAGCACGCGCACCAGCTCGGGGTCGATGTAGTTCAGCATGTAGCCCGGGATACCCGAGTTGCTAACCGTTACGAGCGTGCCAGCGGCGTCCATGGCCAGGCCGTAATCGGGACGGAACTCCTCGGGCAGGTAGTCCATGGCGCCCGGGAACACGATGCCGAAATGCTTCTCCAGCAGCGCGAGGTCTTGGTTTCGTTTCATGTCTTACCCCAGGTTGTAGGAGGTCATCTTGATGAGGGCGCCGATCGCGCCCGCACTGCCGACGAACATGTTGGTTTCGGTGTGGCCCGCGATCGTGGCGCCGGCGGCGCCGGTCGATACCGTGCCGTCGGTGTTGGACGCGAAGACCTTCTGACCGATGGTGGCCGCCGTCTTCGTGGCGACCCAGAAGTCACCCCCGTTGTGCAGCGTGACACCCAGGCCGGCCGGGATGACCATGGTGGCCTCGGCCAGCCAGATGGTGATGACGCCCTGCTGCTCACGATGCACGAAGCCCGTGGGCACACCGGAGCCGGCGTTGGTGACCTTGCCATTGGCGTCAGCCCAGGCGAAGCGCCCGACCGTCACGCCAGCGGTGTCAGCCACCAGCGCGCCGGGGCCCGCCAGAACCGTCGAACGCGGGTTCGAGCTGGCGAAGTCGCCGGCAACCGCGGCGGCGGGTTCGATGTAAACCTGTTTCTGGAAGCCCATGATTAGATCGCCTTGGGAATGTGCGGGAAGCGGTCGCGGAAGCTCTTCTGAGCGGCCGAGTCCATCGCCACACGCGGGGTTTGGGGAGCCTGGTCTTGGGCCAGGGCCATCTTGACCAGCGCGCGGTACGCCGAGGGCGGGGTATCGGTCAGGTCAATGCCCTTGGCGTCCAGGGCCATCTTGTAGACCGCCTCGGCCGAGTCCTGGGCGACGATTTCGCCGAGGATGGGCCGGCATTCCTGCTCGGCGGTGCGGATTTCGGTCCAGCGCTTGACGGCGGCCTGCTCGCCATCCTTCTGCGCCTTGGCCAGCGCCTGGTCCATGGCCTGCTTGGTCACCGGCGCCGGCGGCGTGCCGGTCGTGGGCGGCGGCTCGTCGTTGGCCGCGGCCGGCTCGCCCAGGGCAGCCATGACGCGCGCGGCTTCTTCCGGACCCAGCTTCTCGCCGAGCATTTCGCGGATCCTGCCCATCAGCTCGTCGTCTTGGGCGACCGGCTTGGGGTCGACGTTGTCGTCGTCCTCGTCCTCGCCGATCGGCGCCACGGCCGGGTCGGTGAACACCTCGATGACATCCTTCAGGTCTTCCAGGTCGGCGTCGTGCGCCAGCTTGCCCTTGAAGTGGTTCTGCATGGCGCGGATGATGCGCGGCTGCTCGGACTTCAAGTTCTTGCGGCTGACGCCCTTCAGGAAGGGGGTCAGGTCGCCCAGTGCCGCGTCCTGGGCCAGCCGGGGCCGGATATGCGCCCCGAGTGCCCCGGCGACGACGGCGGCGGTTTTGCTCAGTTTCATTTTCGGGATCTCCGAAGGGTTGAGGGTACTGCTGTCGCCTACGACGACGTCCGGGCCAGTCCGGCCCACTTCGACGAGCGCGACGTGATTGCCGCACAGGTCACGCATTACCCCGTCGTATGCGACGCCCTCGTACTTGCCGGGCGTCATATCGGCGCGGTAGCGGTACGCGGGGGAAAGCTCCTTCTGCTGCTCGGAGTCGATCAGCGCGATCGCGACGGCGTCCCATACGACGAGGGAATTCTTGAGGTACGGCGCCTGGTAGGAGGCGTTCGAACCCGTGGCCCCGACCACGAACTCTTTCTGCGGCTCAGCGGCCGAGACGGGGATGTGCTTGGACAGCAGCGGGATGTTGTTGAAGGTCGGCGCCGCCTTTTCCAGTTCCTGCGGGTCACGCAGCAGGAAGTAGATGCGGTTGGCGTCGAGGCCCAGGGCCTCCCAGTCCGGGATTTCGTTGCCGCGGTACGGGTTGACCGTGGCCTTGCTGATGTTGCTGATCTCGACGTGCATCCGCCCGTCCACGTCGATCCGGCGGACGGTGGCGCGGTCGAAAGCCAGGCCGTGGTGGTTCTGCTGTGTCATGGATCAAATCCCGGGATGATGCTGATGGCCACGCAGCGGCAGTTCGGCAGCTCGCCGGGGCGGATGTACTCGCCGTCTATGAGCATGCCCTTGTCCACGTCGTAGACCTTGCCGTCGGCTTCCTGGTGCGACTTGCGCGGGTGCTTGCCGCCACGCGAGTGCCGCCACTTGGCCTGTTTGATGCCCAGGCCCTGCTGGCGCACGCGCGTAATGGTGGCCGTGGCCTTGTTGTTCTGGTCGCGGGCGATGAACGCCGCGCGCCGCTTGGTGACGCCATACCGTTTCTGCAGGTCCTCGACCAGCCCTTCCAGGTCACGTCCCTGGGTCACCGACCGCATGACCATGCCCTGCACGTCCTGCAGGTGCTCGGCGGCGATCGACTTGATGAGTCCGACGTTCTCCTGCACGGTGGCCTGAAATACGTCGTTGGCCGCGCGGGTCAGTTGGAACTGCACGCTGAACCCCTTCTGCCGCAGGGCGTTGCGCAGCGAGTTGTCCGCCGCGCTCATAGAGGTCTCGGCGAACTCGCTGGCCACCGGCTGGGCTGCCTCGTTGAAGCGGCGCTGCCACTGCTTGGCCAGGCGCCGCATCATCTTGGTCAGCGCCATTGCCGGGCTCTCGTCCTGGGCGATCTCCGGCACGTTGCGCCGGTATGCCGCCGTCAGCCAGTACACCAGGGACCGCTGCATCTCATCAATGAGGCGGTCCAGGCGCTTGCGGTAGGCGGCCTCGATCCCCTGGTTGGCGTGCACCGGCCGCAGAGCCTGGTCGCGCCCCGTGGGCGATACCAGGCCGGCGGCCAGCTCCGCCTGAAGCCGGCGCCCGTCGGCCGTGACATAGCGGCGACGCCGCAACATCTTGGCGCGATCGGTCTCAGGCATTGGCGTTTTCCTGCGGTTCGTCGTCCAGGGGCGGTGGCGCGCCGGGCACCAGGTCGGGCACACCATCGCCGTCGTCGTCGGCCAGGTCCAGCGAGTGATAGCCGTTCTTCTCGTCCGCCGCCACGCGCTCGCGCTCTTCCTGCGGGCTGATGGCGCCGGACTCGATCAGCACTGCACCGGTGTCCGCGTCCAGCTTGCGCACCTCGGCCTGTTCCTTCTCGCTCATCTGCCACAGCGGCACGAAGCTGAAGGTGATGTCGGGGTCGATCTCGCCGAACTCGCTCAGCTGGATCACCTCCAGGCACTGCTGCAGCGGGTCGCGGAATACAGCCTCCTGGGCCGAAAGCATCTCGTCGTAGAAGACGCGGATTTCGCCCTCGGCCGTGGCGTTCAGGCCGCTCGGCGTGATGCCCGTGTACTTCACCAGCGGGATACCCGGCACCACGCATAGCTGCTCCAGTGACTGGTTTTGCAGCGCGTCCAGGCCCGTCAGCGGGACGTTCTCGAAGCCGAATTCCTCGGTGTCCTTGTCGATTGCATAGGTGCCGCGGTTGCTGCGCGTTCGATTGAACACATCGATCCGCGCGTACACGTCATCACCCGGGCCGCCGCTCAGGATCGACTGCAAATTCGTCCGGAGTACCGGGATCGAGAACCCATCGATCAGATTGGCCACCGCCTGGCGCGTCTTCAGCCAGTTGTCGACGTAGGGAATTGTCAGCTGGGTCAACGACATGCCGCCGAAGTTGTACGACGGCTTCAGCAGGTCCGGCACCTCGCGCGACACGATGTTCAGGAGGCGGCTCGAATGCACCTGGCGCCCCAGCACAAACCAGGACGTCGGCTTGTAGAAGTCCGGCCGCATCGGGTTGTCGCTGTTGTAGAGGTACGGCGTCGTCCAGACAGGGTCGATGACCTTGAAGCCCACCAGCGAGCCCTTGGCAATCTTGGCCGGGCTCTTGACCAGGATGGACTTCAGTTCGTCAGGGTCGGCCCACGCCAGCATGCCGCTGGGCTTCTTCACGTCGATGTAAATCTGCGACCGGCCGAACAGGCCGTCCTGCAGCGCAGCGAGGCGGAACTTGGCGCGCAGGCGATGCCGGCGCATGGCCTTCTCGATGACCTCGAGCTTGTCGCTCTTGTCGTCTTCGCCCTTGGCCTCCAGCTTGATCCACTTCCGGGTCATCTCCTTGGCGATGACGTCGGACATCTTGCGGTATTCAGGGCGCTGGGACAGTTCGGCCAGGTAGGGATAGCCGATGAAGCCCATCCCGGCGTAGGCCTCGCTCACGTAGGCGTACACCGGCGCCATGGTCTCGTCCATCGCCAGCATCGCCTGCTTCTTGTCGTCAGGAATGACGAACGGCGCCACGGCCGGCCGCTTGAACTCGCCTACCGGCGCGGCGACGGGCTCAGCCGGCGGCATGTTGGCCATGCCCAGCGCTTCCGGGTGGATTTTCATCCCGGGCTCGCGGCGCGCAGCCGGCTCCGCCGCGGGGGCCGTCGCCGGCGTCCTGCGGAGGATCCAGTCGAGTAGTTTCATGCACGCCTCAATGCGTCGGGGTTGATTTGCATTGGCCGCTTGGTGATCAGCTCGGCGAAGGCCCGTGAGAGCCCGTCGACCTGGTCGTCATGCTTGCCGTTCGGGAAAGACCGCAGTTCATCGATCAACGCCTTGTTCCAGTCGCCGCGCACCATCAGCACGTTGCCGACGTTCACCTGGGCGGCGAACGGCTCGGCGCGCACGACCTTGTCGCCGCTTTCCGGGCTGCTCACGATGCGGTAGCCGGGCATGCCGCGAGTCAGGTACAGCACCTGCGTCTTGCCGGCCTGGCCCGGGTCCTGCGGGATGCTGATGCGCACCTGCCGGCCATCCAGCGCCGCGGTGTTCTCCAGCGCCTTGTCGCGGCGGTCCGGGCCCCACTGGCCACGCACCATGTCGCCGATCACGTACTGACCGGTCGGCAGGCGGCCCAGCTTCGGGCCGGCCGTGAAGTCGCCCGCGCCGTCGGTGCTGGCGAAGTCCCAGCCGCGCACCCAGTCGATGCGGCCGGCGGGCAGCGCGTCGATGACCTGGATCTGGTCGGGCTTGAACAGGTCGCCATCCAGCGGCGTCGGAAGCTGCTGATACAGCGACGACCAGGTGCGCGCGTTGCTTTCGAACTGCGCCCAGTGCTGGCGATCGAACCATTCCGGCCATAGGTATTCGCCCCTGGCGCGCCCGAGCGGGTCGCTGTCGACCTCGCAGCGCGCCTGGATGCACAGCACCTCCCAGTCGTTGCCGTCCTTGCAGCGGATCAGCCCGCTTTCGCCCTTCCAGTCATCCGGCAAAATCCGGCCGGCCAGGTCGTCCTCGTGCCACCGGGTGGTGATCAGGACAATCCAGCCGCCCGGGATCAGGCGTGTTTTCAGGTCGTCTTCGTAGGCATCCCAGGTCTTGTTCCGGATCGTCTCCGAATTCGCCTGCTCGCGGCCCTTGATCGGGTCGTCGATGATGATGCCGTGCGCGCGGTTGCCGGTGATGCCGGACAGGATGCCGCAGGCCATGTACTCGCTGCCGTTGGACAGCGCAAATTCCTGGGCGGCGTTCGAATCAGACACCAGGGCCGCGCCCCAGATGTTCCGGTACCGCGGCTGCTTGATGATCGAGCGCGTGCGGCGCCCCATCTTGCGGGCCAGGTCGTCGCCGTAGCTGGCCAGGATGACGCGCCGGCCGGGCGTGGCGCCCAGGTACTTCGAGGGGAAAACCACCGACGCATACGTCGACTTGGCGCTGCCCGGCGGCATGCACACGATCATCCGCCCGTGCCGGCGCTGGCTGGTCTCTTCCAGCTTGGTCAGCAGCAGGCGGTGGTGCACCGCCATGGTGGTCTCGATGGGCTCGAAAAACTCGGCGTCCGGATCTTCCTCGTCCACCGGCCGGCCCGGCACCTCGATCGCATTGGCGTACTGGAGAATGTCAGCCCTCGCCCGCCTCCGGATCAGCAGCTCCCGGGCCGCTTCCTGCCGCGAGGGCAAGTAGCTCTTCGTCTGTGAGGTCATCGGCCTTTCGCTGCGTCGTGTTCAGGTTGATCTGCTGCGGCGTCGGCAGGATGCCGTAGGCCTCGCGCTCCAGCGGGATCAGCACCTTCAGCATGTCGGCCAGCTTCTTGGCGCCGTCCAAACGACCAGCGCTCGATATGGCGCGCCGGTAGACCTCGGCCCGCTTGTCGGCGGCCGCGTCGTCCTCGCCGCGCAGGAACTCGCCCAGCTCCTGGAACAGGCCGGGGTTGTTCGTCTCGGCCTCGATCTCGCTCATCAGGGTGTCGCAGAGGGTGCGCATGCGGGTCAGCGAGGTCTTGTGCGACAGCTTGACCTCGGCCACCAGCTTGGCGCCGATGGCGACCGCCTCCGTCTCGCGGTACGCAATCGTTTCATCGCGTACCTGCTTGCGTACCTCCTCCCTGCGTACCAGCTCGTCGGCCTTGGTCTGCACCTTGGCGGCCAGGTCACGGGGCCACTCGTCGCGCTTGGCGCGCTTGCGGATGGCCCCCTCGGTGATGCCGTGCAGGGTGGCGAGTTCGCGCAAGGACATGACGCCCGCGCGGTAGCCCGCCTCGATGCGCTCCCAGTCGGGTGGCGCCTTCTTGGGCTGTGTCACGATTATTCCGTCTTGATGCGCATCCCGCGCTCTACGATGCGGGCGACTCGTTGATAGTTGGGCTCGGCCCCCGTAAGCATGCACCGCAGACGAATGCCATAGAGGTAGGGCAAGACCCACCAAGCGGAGCGAACGATGAGCGTGAGAACAACTTTTTCCATAAAGGCCTCAGATCGTTGCGTCCATCCGACTACCCGCCACGGCGGGCTGGGCGCGGCGGTTCTCGTCTTGCTGGCCGCCGGCGACAAGACCGGAAAGAAGTGCCCCGCGCATTTGCCCCTGCGCGGGCGCCAGGCCAGCTGAGGCGACTCATGGGGGTGTTGTGGGTGTGGGGCCCCTCCCCCAAGCACGCGTTGCACGTGGCGCTGTGTGGCGCAGGGAGACTTCGGGCGGCGCCGGTCGGAGCCAGTGAGGCGGGGTCATCCCCGCGCGCAGCGGCCGCGGCGGCGCGCTGCTGTCTGGTCGATTGCGGCGGCTGTTCCCACAGAGCAGAGGCCGGAGCGTGACGTCTGCCAGCCGGTGCCCATGCGGCCCGGCGGACGGTTCTCTCTGGCCCCTGCTCTCTGGAAACAAAAGGCGCAGATGCACCAATGTCTTCAGCTCGATCACGTTCAGACGACGACGCCCGCAATGCAAAAAGCCCCGGCCATTGGCTCGGGGCTTTTCTTCCGGAAACGCGACATCCGCCTACGGGCATCAGTCTCGTCGTTAGACGGTAGTCATCACGGATTGAGGAGGATTATGCACCCGTGATACGAACTTGGCAACATAGAACTCGAATTCGTGAACGGCACGGACCAGAATGTCGTCGAATTCCCGCACCCGCATCCCCTGCATCCGGCAAATGATGGCCGGCGGCTGTCGCAGAACGTAGTAGGACCGCAACAGCGCTGTTTCTCGCGGCAGGCCTCGATATCCCGCCGCGGTGCGCCAGCAAGCCTCGATCAACTCCGCGTCCGCCTCGTCCTTCTCCGGCCGCGGATGCTCGCTGTCCTCGCCACGCGGTAGCTTGCCCGCCCTGCGGGCCAGTTCCTGGCACACCTGATACGTGGGCGAGACCGAGAACGATGGCCGGTCTCGCATGACGGCTCCCCAGTTCTCAAGCCGTTCGTGAAAGTCGGCCGGCAGACGGTCCAACAGCAGTTTCGGCGTCTTCATGGCGCTGTGCGCTCCTCGTACTTCGAACAACGTTGGCCGACCTCTTCGCCCAAGGCGCAGCGCAGGACGCGGCGGCCGCCGAAGGGGTTGGGGACGACGCGGATTTCTTTGCAGCCCGCGCATGTGCGCGGCGCCTGGGATGGCTCCTGGCGCATCTCCAGCACGATCGCGGGGTCCTGCATCTCGGATTGGCTCATCCAGGTCATGGGGGTTACTCCTTGGCGGACGCGGGCGCCGCGATCTGGGGGGTGACGTCCGCCCAGTGGTAGACGACGGAATTGCGAGCGTGCTGGGTGATGCGGACATAGCCACCCTCGCGCAGGGTTTCCAGCAGCCGCAGAATGGCCTGGCGCATTGCGTTGCGCTCGCGCCTGGTCAGCGTGCGGCCGGCGGCGGCAGCCTGGACCAGATGCGCCATGCGGTGCGCGCGCGGCGGCTGGGATTGAAGGAGGTCCATCACTTCGGCGGCGTGCTTCATGCGGCGGACTCCTGCATGGCGCCAGGGATGCGGCTGACGGCGTGAATCAGCGGATGCTGCGCGGAGGCCGCGCGCTCGGCAGCGGCGCGCAACCAGCGGTCGGGCCGGTATTCCGGCGCGTGCAGCGCGTCGTGCTGGCGGCTGGGCGTCGGCTGGCCCTCGGCCATGCTGGCGTAGCGCTGCAGGTAATCGATCGACTCGCCGCGCGCCGGTCGCGCCCAGCCAGTGATGCGGTGGATGGCGGCGATGACGTCGTACTCGCGCACGGTCCTTTTCGGGAACTTGTAGCCCAGGCGGCGCAGCTTGCGCGCGCAGGCGTTGCGCGCCTTGCGGGCCTGGGTGATCTGCTCGTTGGTTCGGCTCATGCTTTGCGCTCCTGCGCCACGGCGGCGGCCTTTCGCGTGCGTCGCGTCTTCGGCTTGGCCGGCGGTGCGGCCCACTCCCGCTTTTCCTTGGCGATGGCCAGATGCAGGATCGCCAGCGCGTCGGCGTTGTTGTCGTCGACCGCCGCAAACCCGCGCACCTTGGCCTGCATGAGCATGTCGTCCTTCTTGGCCACGCCGGAGCCGGTCCAGTGCTTTTTGATCTGCCCCACGCCGAAGGGAACCAGGGCCACGCGGTGCTGGTCGGCCACCATTTCGAGCATGGCGCGGAAGCCGCCGTAGGCGTGCGCGGCCAGCACCTGGCCCGGGCCGTGGCGCTTGACATCCTCGAACGCGATCTGCGTGATGCTGTGCTCGGTGATCGTGGCCGACAGCCAAGACCGGAAGCGCAGCCATTTCTGGCCTGGCCCCCAGCTCGCGCGCGGCGTGAATTCCTCGGTGCCGTGCACCATGCGACCGTCGCGCCGGCGCAGCGCGAAGCCGGTCTTCGTGCCCAGGTCCAGCGCCAGGATGTTGACGTTCACTCCAGAGGTCGAACTTGACGAATTGCGCAAATTGGCAATTTCGCCCTGCGCGCGCGCGAAGCTGTCCGGGACGCAGACAAGGCACCCGTCGCATCCGCGGGCCTGGCACTGCATCGCCGTCCTGGCCAGCGTGCCGGCCATCGGGTCGTAGGGGTCGGTGAGGTTCGGTGTGGTGTTCAAGCTTCGGCTCCTGCGCGGCGGTGCAGCACGTGGCGCATCTTGTCGGCGAACTCCTCGCACTGGGCGCGGGTGCCGACGATGACGGGGATGTAGTCGGTCTTGGCGTTGCAGGCGAAGGAGGCCTGGTTCTTCTTCAGCGCGCTGGCGAGCGGCTGGATGTGGAACAGGCCCTGGCGCTGCGACCATTCGAGGGTGTGCAGGTGGTCCATCAGTCTCTCAAGCCTCCGGAATAGATCGGCTTTTGCGGGCGCCCGAACTCCCAGCCGGCGGCGAGGTTCTCGAACCGGCTTTCGTGGGCGATGAAGGAAAGGCCGACGCGCCCGGGGTGCCCCTGGCGATTCAGGCCGACGTTGACTTCGCAGATGCCCCGGTCGGTGGTGGCCTCGTTGTAGACCTCGTCCCGGTACAGGAAGAGCGCGGCGTCACAGTCCTGCTCGATGGCGCCGGAGTCGCGCAGATCGGACGCCATCGGGCGCTTGTTCGGCCGGGCCTCGACGTTGCGATTCAACTGCGACAGCACAATGATCCCGATGCCCATGGACATGGCCATGCCCTTCAAGCCGCGCGTGATCTGCTCGATTTGTGCGTTGCGGGTGTCACCGTCGCCGCGCATAAGCTGCAGGTAGTCGATCACCAGCAGGTCCAGGCCATGCTTGCGCTGCTGCGCGCGGGTCGCGGCGCGCACCTGCGCCAGGGTCATCTCGCCCTGGTTGTGCACGAAGAGGCCCAGGGCGGACAGCAGTTCACTCCCGACCGTGGCCCGGGACCAGTCGCTGCCCTGCATCTTCTTGGCATCCACCAGGTGCGCCAGAGGCATCTTGCCCAGGGCGGCCACGTTGCGCGCGTGCAACTCCTTGCGGCCCATTTCCATCGACAGCACCAGCACCTTGTGCTGGTCGGCCACGTTGCGCGCGATGTTCAGCGCCAGCGCCGTCTTGCCCATCTTCGGCCGGCCGGCCACCACGATGAGATTGCCCGGCCGGATGCCGCCGCCCATGTGTTCGTCCAGATCCGTGAAGCCCGTGGACATGGCCTGCTCCCCTTCCCCGCGGCTGCGGCGGTCCAGGTCGTCCAGAAACTCCTGCATGTCGTCGGCCACGTGCACCGGCTCGTCGCTCTGGCGCTCGGCCAGCATGTCCTGCAGCTCGCCCTGCGCGCGGTCGATGATGTCGATTACGGGCGTGGCCAGCTCCGTCGCGGCGGCCTGGGCCATCAGGTCGCCGAGCTGCGCCAACTGCCGGCGGCGGCTGCGCTCGATCACCACGTTCACGTAGTGCTCGACGTTCGCGCCGAAAAACGTGGTGAGCAGGCTGCTCAGGTAGGCCAGATCCGCGTGTTCCGGATCGTGCGCCATCAGGCGGTCGTACACGGCCAGGCTGTCGGGCTCGATGCCGCCCGCCACCAGCGCCTCGATCTGCCGGAAAATCGCCTGGTGGCGCGCGGCGTAGAAGTGCTCGGCGCGCAGCGGCCCGATGCGGTCGAAGTGGGTGGAGCTCGCCAGCAGGCAGCTCAGCAGTTGCTGCTCGGCTTCCAGGCCGGCCAAGGGATGCGGGGCGTTCATGTGGCCTCCCGGGTCTGCTGGGCCATCTGCGCCTGCAGGCCAACCGTCGTCAGCTCGTAGACGATGCCGTCACCCTGCGGCTTGGCGTACCAGAGGCGGTAGAAGTTGCCCTCGACGAAGTTCTGGAAATGCCGGCGCCACAGCGCTTGCTGCTTGCGCTCCCGCTTGCCGCCAGGCCCGAAGTCCCGCTTGAACTCGGCCCAGGCCAAATTCACGAACTCCACCGGCAGCTTCGCCTCGGCGATGTAGTGCTGCAAAGGCTCGTAGCCACCGATGGGCCGATCACCCGTTTCCCGGCAACGGTCCAGGAAGGTCTTCAGGGTCATGCGTTCGGACTTCACCCGGGCCTTCTTTTCGGTCAACGTCCCGGCACTCCCCCCGGTCACGGGGGGTGGGGGGGGATTATCTTTTCCCGAAGGAGAAGAAGAAGATGAAGAAGAAGAGCCGTCACCTAAGGGGGGCTTTGGTGAAGGCTTGGATGGTTGCTTTGGTGCTGCCTTAGATGCTGCATCATTGCCTTCACCAAAGCGCGAACCTTCGCCACGAATGGTGCGGACATACTCGTCTTTCACCATGCGGCTGGAATACCAGATCGGGCCATCTTGGGGGGTGACAAGGGTGATGGGTTCGCCATCCTTTCGGCCGCTGCGAGGCGTGTAGACGAAGGGCTCGTCGAGCACCTTGTCGTCGCCCTTCAGCACGCCCTTGGCTACGAGCCCCTTCACCAGCGCCACCGGGCAGCCGGCCGCCTGTGCGATCTCCTTCATGGGCCAACGCAGGACGCCGTATTCTTCCTGGTCGTGCATGAGACACATGATGTCCAGCCAGGCGCCCTTTTCCGCGTGTGTGCAGCGGCGCAGGTTGCTGTTCCCGGTCCAGTCGCCGGGGTAGAACTGGAATGACGGGCGCTTCATGCCGCCTCCTGAAGCTTGCTGGCGCGCACGGGCTCCCACCGGGTGTATGCCCAGTCGAAGGTGGCGCGCTTGATTTCTCGATCGATCCCGCTCTGGTCGTAGAGCGCATGGCAGAAGTGGCAGGCGGGGACGGTGAAACGGTCGTGAACCTTCAGGCCCATGCCCTTCCCTTCGTTCTGATGGGCAGGCACGACCGTGGGGTCGCCTTCGTAGCTGCAGCACCCGGCGAATTGCAGGTAGCAGCGCTCGCCGCGGCACGCGGCCAGGAACTTCGGTTCGTGGCCGGGGCGCTTCTTCGGCGCGCGGCGCTTGATGGCGGCACGCTGCAGCGTGGACTGCCGCGTCAGAGTGGCGCTGGAGCCGCTGGAGTGCCGGAATCCGGTGGCGCGCAGCGGGGTCTTGCGGGTCAGGGGTGCGGAGCGCTTGAGCATCACACCGCCTTCACTTCAAGATGTACGCCGCGCGCTGCAAAGTCGTCTCGCACCGCGTTCGCATACTTGGTCAATTGGCTGGTGTTCATCCTGGACGTGACCGGAAACACACGCATGGCCAGCAATTTTTTCTCGTAGGACAGCGGCTTGATGGCGCCGTCGTAGGCCTCGCGGAATTCTTCGTCCTCAGCACGCAGGATGGGCACGCCGTGGTGCAGCTTGCAGTAGCACTTCCAGCCCAGCGCATCGTCTTCCGGCAGCGCTTCGGCGATCTCGCCGTACCAGGCGTGAGAAAACGAGTTCTGGGCGCGCGTGCGGGGCTTCTGGCGCTCGCGCACCACCACCTCGTAGGGACGCTCTGCATCCACGGGCAGGCTCGCCACAAACGCCTGCGCGGCTTCCTGCTGGCTCGGGCCCAGCAAAATGAACTTCTTGGGGTTCAGCAGGCGCTGGTGCATGGCTATGCCGCCCCGCATGTGCCCTGGCTCAGCCGGGCGCGGCAGCAGTTGGCGCCGATGGCATTGCCACGGGCCAGATAGTCCATGTACCACTGCTCGACGATCGACAGGCCGAACACCTCCAGGATGGCGTCCAACTGCTCCAGCTTGATGCCGGCGTTGTTGTTCAGCACCTGGGTGATCGACGATTCATCCTTCCAACCGGCCGCCTGCATGACCTCGGCGCGCGTGGCCTTGGACATGGTGGTCAAGGCCTTGCGGATCAGGGTCTCGCCCTGCGGCTGGGATGAAGAGGGAATTTGAGGGGCGTTCATGAGGCTTCAACGCTGTTCAAGTGAAAGGGAATGCTGCTGAAGGCGACCTTCGCCAAACTGGCGGCATGAAAAATCTGACCGAAACCGAAAAGCTGCTGATCACCGCCCAGGACATGGCCCGGCGCACTTTCGTCGACCCGTCCGAAGCCGCGGTGATGGCCATCTTTGAAGAGCTGCGCGCCGAGCGCGACCGCATGGCCTGGGCCACCGACGACCGCGGCGGCGCAACGGTGCATTGAGCTATGACGGCCCGAAACTGGCGAGAACCCCTTCCTGCGGCTACGATCGGCGTTGCCCGGATTACCCGGGCGTGGGTACCAACCACTACCAACTTTCCCCACAGGAGGGGTTCTCATGACGAAGAAGGAATACGGACTGGCCCGCGAGTTCTTGGAGAAGATCCTCACAACGCAACCAAATCTGTTCAACGGAGTGCACCCGCGGGATCTCAATGGCAAGGCCATCGCGGAGTTCGCTTGGGGCTTCATGGAGACGTACGTTCGGTTGGAGCAGGAGAAGACGAAGGACTGATCCCGTTCAGCAGTCCCCAAGCTTCCAGGGCCGCTTCTGCCACCAGGCGGGCGGCCTTGACCGCATCGTCTTCACCGTTGTCCCGCAATGCATTGACCGCGCTCTGGGTAGCCGCGCCGATCACGTCGCGCTGGATGTCATGCGGGATGTCGCCCGCTTTGATGTCGTTCATCAATTTCTCCTGGGTGGGTCAGATATCGGTGGGACCGATGGCGATGCGGTTGTCTCGGCGCTCAGCCCCGTGGGGCTCGTCGGCCTGGCCTGAGGAATTCGCCATCGCACCGCGGCGGGCACGCTCGCCGACGATCTCGCGTTCAAGGCGGGAAAGCGTCGACTCTTCGATGTGCCGCAGGTGGCGGATGACACGATTCACCGCGCCCATGTCACGCCGCCTCCTGCTGGGCCGGCGCGGGCGTGGCGCGGCGTTGCCGCTTCGAGCGGCGCAGGTATGCCCAATCGACATCCGGCAGCAACTCTTCGCAGGTCACTGCGCCGCCCGTGTGGCGCTCGATGGAGGGGCATCGCTTCGCTGGAACCTCACGGATTCCAGCGGCCCATTGATAGACCGAAACGGAAGGAACATTCAGCGCCTTGGCGAGTTTTGCCTGGCGACCGCGCTCTTGAGCGATGTATTCGGAGAGTTTCATGGCGCCTAGCTTAAGCGATTCGCTTAACGACAGTCAAGCGACAAATACAGCAATTCGCTCATCCTCATATTTAGCGAATTGCTATCAAATGACCGCCATGAAAGCCGTCTCCGAAATCCGCCTTGAGAACCTTGAAGCCCTTGTCCGGGAGGCAGGGACCGCCGAGCATTTGGCCGAGCGGTCCGAACTTTCCCCGGTCTACCTGAGCCAAATTCGCAGCCGAACAATTGACCGAAAAACCGGGAAAGCTCGGAATCTTGGCGATAAGGCCGCCCGCAAGCTCGAAAGCGGGATGGGCAAGCCGGTTGGTTGGATGGATGCTCAACACGCCGCAGCAGCTGCGCCTGAGCCATCGCTGGCCCGTTCGCTTCGCCTGCTGCGCATGGCGCGTGGGATGACGCTGCCGGAACTCGCCTCCCAAGCTGGACTCGTTGTGTCGCACCTGGAATCCATCGAAGGGGGCGCCGATCCGACCAATGACGAGCGCCACGCCCTAGCGGCAGTGTTCGATCTGTCCGGGGAAGAGCTTTCACAGCGCTCGGTCATGTCGCTTGACGACGCTCGGCGACTTCTGGACGTCGCCCAGAGTCGAGTCCACAATGGCACGCAGCCGCAAAAAGGCGCGCATGTCGCCGAAGATCAAGACCTCGAGTACATCGGGCCCATCACAAAAGAGCCAAGGAGAATCCCTGTCGTGGGAATAGCGCAGCTGGGGGAGAACGGGTATTACGACGAATTGGAGTTCCCGGTGGGGCACGGGGACGGCTATCTGGTGCATCATTCGCGTGACACCCAGGCCTATGCCCTGAAGGTTCGGGGTGACAGCATGACACCCGCCATTCGCAATGGCTGGTATGTTTTGGTCGAGCCGAACTCCCCTCCCAGGCCAGGTGAGTATGTGGCGCTCATGCTCGCCGACGGTCGAAAAATGGCCAAGGAATTGCTCTTTCAGCACCGTGATGGCGGCGTCGAAGTGATGTCAGTGAATGGCAATTTGAGACTCAGTTTCTCCGCGACAGAAGTGGAGAAGATTCACCCCATCGTGGGCGTTTTCCCGCCCAGTCAAGTCAGGGAGTTCTGATGCGCCGTACCTGTTGGATTGCCGCGGTCTTATTGGCGCTGGGCTTTCAAAACGCCAAAGCCGAAAGCCCAGCGATGGACCCCGAGGTCGGTCTCAGCTGCCGATTTCTCGGTAAAGCGGCCGAACAGGCTGCCTCCCTGCGAAAGAGCGGTGTCACAGAGAAGAATGCGCACGACGGCGCCGACGCGATCATGTCCGAGGTTCCGAACGTCACCGCCACTCAAGTTGAGGTCTATCACGCACTGATTCGCGCTGCGTACAAGGGCAAGCCTGAAGACCCAGTCGAAGCGCGGCTACGTGTGTTCCGCACCTGCATAGACCGAGCCAAGACAACCCCTAGATGACTGCCCAGTCACGCCAACCGCCCGAGGGCGGTTTTTTTTCGCCCGTGAAATTTGGATAAGCACGTCGCTTAAAAATATTTAAGCGATACGCTTGACGTCCATTAAGCGACTCGCTTAATATTCTCCCAACACCTCCCCACCCCGGGGAGAAACGGGAGAAACAGCCATGTTCAAGCAAGCCCGCATCACTTTGTTGAAAGCCCGCCTGGGTTCTGCGTACCGCGCCTATATGGCGGCGTCC